ATAATTATTGCGAATATTTAATATTTTATTTACTTTTTTATGTTTTCTTTTGTATGATGAATCTATTTTGCTTAAAATACCCATATATATTATACTATAAAATAAAATATAATACATATATATATATAATGGTATTTAATTACATTATAATATGTATATGTATTTTATTTTTATTTTTGTTACATTCTAACAAATTAGAACATCTTGTTAATCTTGATGAAGAACGAAAAAAAAAACTTAAAAAATGTTGTGAAAAAGAAAAATGTTATGATAAACCACCTTTCTTACATGGTAATTGTCAAGAAAATAAAAGCGTAGCCGCTGCACAAGTTAATGAACAATACAAACAAATGTTTACCAAAGAAGAATATAATAAATTAAAAGATAATATTGATTATAATGTTGTTGAACCAACAGATTATCAAGATGTTATAATTCCAACAATACCCGAAGATGTAAACGAACAAGTATCAACAGATGTAACAGATATGTTACCTGGATATAATGCTGAATTCAATGCTCAACACCAAATTATCAATTAAAAAATTAGTATAAATATGCAAAGTTTTTGTTTAGATTATATGAAATAAAATAATTTCTATCTTATTTTATATAATGAATATTAATTTACTTATTGAACTTAAAAAAGAGTATACTACACATTTATTAAATATATTATCTCCTGTAATTTTTAGTGGATTAGCTTCTATATATTGCCAAGCAAAAAAAAATGTAGACCATAACACTGTCTTAAAAACATTCCAAAGTTGTTTAAAAAAAATTCCAAATTGGGATGTTACTATGATAGAAAAAGAATGTAAACGTATAATTGAAAAAACTAAAACTACATGGTTGGTTGATTTAACAAAGGCTGTTATCAAAGCAAATATAGTAGTATTATCTGTAAATGATATACCGACAAATGTATATGAAGAACTAACTTTTGGAAAGTTCATCCATAATGTTTATATTGAATGTGCTAGAGAGTTTTGGATTGACCCATATCTATTTTATCACGAGTGTTCTTCAATGGAAATAAAAAGAAATAACATAATAATTATAAAAACTATTCGTAATTGTATAGAAAATGCAATTAGAAAAACTTTACCAATGCAAATAATCTTAAAAACTTATTTAGGTGCTAATGAAGAGACAGACAAAGAATTTGATTTTGATAATATGAGTAAAGCCGAAATGATGAATATACCTTTACTTTTACAGAAAGATATTAAAGCTACCGAACAAAAACAATATCATACATCTCATGTTAAAACCGAATCTGATAATACAAATAATAAAATATTACAAATGATAGAAAGACAAGATATTAAATTATCAGAATCTAATGACAAAACTAAAAATACACCAGAGCGTTCAATTCAGTCAGGTCGTTCAATTAATTCTAGTTCAAATAAAAAATCATCATCTACTTTAAAAAGAATTATTAATGAATCTGTTAATAAAACTCACAATAATTCAACACGTAGTTTATCAATTGATAGTAAAATGAAAAATAAGTTAACTAAAAATTTAGCTGATAGTGATACTATGACATATCATCCCGAAGAAAATGTTAATAATTATCAAGATATTTTTTCAAATAGTGATATTAAACCTAAAAGTACATCTGATCATAGCACACGAAATAATGAAACGCTTGATACTCAAGAAAAAAATGATAAAAAATCAAGAGATAAATTTTTTAATAACTATTTAAATATCTGATTTATCATTACTTTTATTTTCAAAATAAATTGAGGGTAGAATCCTATCTAAAATAGCATATCCTATTGAAATAATAAAACTAACCATTAATATATCTTGTTGTGGAATAGGATTTTCTGGAATATATCTAAGAGATAATCCGGTTATTATACCAATTAAAATATATTTTAATATTTTATTAATAAATTCATTCATATTATAAATATATTAGAAAAATATTTCTAATATATTTATATGAGTCCAATTATACTAGTATTAATAGTAGGCATAGCATTAATTTATTGGTTCCAAAAATCAATGGTAAATAATAAAAGCAATCAGGATGGTAATAATAAAATTAGACAATTATATAATAATATTAAACTTCCTGTTCTTGTTATATGTATGTCTCTTATAATAATGTCGTTATGTACAACTCAAGTTACCTCTAATGTTACCGAACAAAAAGTATTTACTAGTTTACCGAATTTCTAAAAAATTCACTGATACTTTATTGCTTTAATACAAATTAAAACGCAGATTAAAATAAATTTTCTATCTAATATTAATGAGTACAAAAGATATTAAACTCGGTGGGTCGCGTCTAAAAATTAAAAGATTTGATATTAAAAGTATGCCTGATAATGTAACTATTGCCATGATTGCAAAAAGAGCTTCTGGCAAAAGTTTTTTAACTAGAGAAATATTATTTCATAAACGTCATATACCATCTGTAGTTGCTATTAGCAAAACAGAAAAATTAAATAAATTTTATGGAAAATTTATTCCTGATATCTATATTTATGATAATTATCAAAATTCTATCTTAACTAAAATATTTGCTAGACAAGGTAAATTATGTGAAGATAACGACCGTAAAAAAACAGAAGGTAAAAAAGTCAAAGATGATAGGCTTATTTTAATTATGGATGATTGTATGAGTTCTAAAGGTTCATGGATTAAAGAAGAACCTATCCGTGAATTATTTTTTAATGGAAGACATCACCATGTTTCATTTGTTTTAACCATGCAATTTTCTTTAGGTATTCCACCTGAAATGAGAAGTAATTTTGATTATATTTTCTTATTAGCAGAAGATTTCATATCTAATAGGAAAAGATTATATGAACATTATGCTGGTATGTTTCCATCATTTGATTTTTTCCAACAAGTTTTTTCAGAAGTAACAGATAATTATGGATGTCTTGTCATTAACAATCGTATTCATTCAACAAATATTACTGAAAAAATATTTTGGTATAAATCCAAAGAAACACCAGATTTTACGATGGGTTCTCGAAAATATAAAAAATATCATAAGAAAAACTATGACAAGAATTGGAATAAAAGAATTGAAGTTTTTAATCCTTCTGATTTAATAACTAAAAGGAAAAATGATATGAAAATATTAATTGAAAAAGTTAGAGAATAGATTACAATCAGGATTTATTGGGAAGTTTTTTCTAAATCTTTACGTAGGGATTGGTCATTCTCTTGACAACTTTTAAGTCTAACTTCCATCTTTTTAATTTGTTCATCAATGTTTTCTAAACTAGTAGTTAACGTTTTAGCTTCGTCGATATTTTTTACTTTACTTAATTTCTTGGTTAATTCGTCTTTATTAGTCTGGCGTCGTTGTAAGTTTTCATTGATATTTTCCATCATTTTTTCGGTTTTTCTAATTTCATGGAATATCTTAGACTGGTCCATACTTGTTTTATGTCCTTTCATAAGAGAATTAAGTTGTTCGTTCGCATATTCAGAATCATTAACAACTTTTGAGTTTGGATCAGGGTCAAAGGGTAGCCATTTACCTCCCTCACCTACAAATACATGATGTGCTTGATCGAATTGTTGAATAATTTTTGCTTGTTCACATGCTTGTTCATATGTATCAAATGCACCACCAAATCGCACCCCAGTTACGGTATGTTTATCATTTTCCTTGTTAGATAAAAATGAAATACATATATATTTTTGATTACTTGGTAGCATAGAAAGTTCAGATAGTTGATCGGTCATTATAAAATAACATGAAGTTTATCTTTTAAATATATTTATGTTGTAGGATAAAATTCCCATTTTAGATGTTTACAAAACTTTTGCCATATTTGGTCTTGTTCCATTAATTTTGTTGGTTGTAGCATTGGAAAATAAGTTAACAGGTCATCAAGTTCTAATAATTCACTAAACTTGTACAGAATATATGGATATGATAAGAAATTTTTTCTACCTTTCGGTTTATACAATTCCCATGGTTCTTGGATTTGCATAAACATTTGAATAAATTTTGTTTCAGTATTTAGGTCAATTCGAGGTGCTGGTACACCTGTTAATTTATTTATAATAAATGGTATATGTTCATATAGTTTATTATAACCAAGTTTTTTTAATATTTTTTGCATCTTATATCTATTTAATTTATCAAAACTCGTTACTCTATTCTTATTTAATTCAGTTATTATATCTTCAAACACTTTTTCAGATATTTCTGTTGTTTCTTTTGCTTGAAATTGATTCAACCATTCTTTGAAGTGATTTCGTCTTTGATAAGGAGAATAATCTTTAATTTGTTTATCTTCATCAATAATAACAAATTCCATATCACCACATTCAGGGCAAATATAAGATGATTCTTCTAAATCCAAAGTTTTTTCAATATCACAATATTCACAATAGCGTATACGATTAGTACCATCATGTTTATTTACTCGTACCCCATCTACTCTTTGACAAAATCTATCAAATAATTCTGCTCTGCCCATACTATCATTTGATGTATTATTTTTTAAAGTTGGAGTCAAGTACTCCATTATATTTTTTGATTCTAGCGTATTATCATTATTATCCTTCCTCAAATCATAGTAGTCTGTTAATAAATCTCCAGTCAGGTCGTAATAATTAATTTCTTCATGATTATTAATTATTTGTTCTATTTCTTCACTATATTTTTTTTGTAAATTCAATAATTCTGCTCTTTTTTCTAAATCTACTAACATATTACTATTGCGCTTGTCTTTTAATAATGCTAATTCTTTTTCTACTTTTTTTAGAGTTTTTACAACCTTGTCAAGAGAACATTTTTTATTTTCAAAAGATTTTATTTTTTGAAGATGTTTTTTTTCAAGAGTGTTAGAATCTTTCATTGTACCATTGGATTTACTACCAGGTGATTTTTTTATCCTAAAGTTGGACATATATTAAAATAATTAAAAATAACTTTAAGTTAAAATAAATACTGTTTAAATAGAAAAAAAATTTCAAAAATATAAGTAAAAAACATTTAAAAAAGATTAATTTAAAAAATATTAAGAATTTTTTTCTAATCTAGTTATATACTAATATGGCTGGTGCTCTTATGCAACTCGTCGCTTATGGCGCTCAAGATGTTTACCTTACCGGTAATCCCCAAATTACTTTCTTCAAAGTAGTCTACCGCAGACATACTAACTTTGCTATGGAAGCTATGGAACAAACCCTTAATGGTACATCTGATTTCGGTAACAAAGTTACTTGTACTGTATCCAGAAATGGTGATTTAGTCGGTCCCTGTTATCTTGAAGTAACTATGCCCGCTTTAACTGCTGGTGGTCCCGATGCTGATCAATACGATTGGGTCAATCGTGTTGGTTTCGCTTTAATCAAAGAAACTGAACTCCTTGTTGGTGGTCAATCTGTTGATAAACAAACTGGTGAATGGATGCATTTATGGACAGAATTAACTTCTACCACTGCACAAAAATCACTCTTAAACAAACTTGTCGGAACTAAATCTGCTGATGGTCTTAACCACTCTTCTGATAACGGTCAGTCCGCTCTTACTCTTCATGTTCCCCTTCAATATGCTTTCTGCAGAAATCCCGGTCTTGCTCTTCCCTTAATTGCTCTTCAATACCACGAAGTCAAAATTACTATTGAATTCCAATCATCTGCTAACTGCATCCAAGCTGGTTCAACTTCTACTGCTCTTTCCAATGTATCTTTATGGTGTGACTACATTTTCCTTGATACCGAAGAACGTAAAAACTTTGCCCAAAACCCCCATGAATACCTTATCGAAACTGTCCAAACTCAAACTAGCTCCGTTGACGCTAGCTCAACTAACAGTGTTAGACTTGTCTTCAACCATCCCACTAAAGAACTTGTATGGGTAACTAATGGTCAAGATAGTGGTACTCCCGAATCTGATTTATTCACCCAATTCAATGCCGACAGAACAACCCACACTCTTAGCGCCATGAAACTCAAACTTAACGGCCAAGACCGTTTCGCCGCAAGAAATGGTGACTACTTTAACTACGTTCAACCATGGCAACATCACACCGGATACCCCGATCTCGGTATCTATTCTTACTCCTTTGCCATCAAACCCGAAGAACATCAACCTTCTGGAACATGCAATTTCTCCCGTATCGATAACGTCAACCTTGA